GCCTTGCTGGGGTTTATCTTGAAAGATAAATTCTCTGAGCTTGATAGAATCAGTATTCTTTTAAACAAAACCCGTGAGGAGGTAGCCCGTGACCACATTACACGTGCTGAAGTTAAAGCAGACATGGAGCGCATTTTGCAACACGTCGACAAGCGTTTTGACCGCCTTGAAATCCGCCTTGAAGAAGTTGTTAAAGGATAGATGATGCCAGCCACTAGCGCAAAACAAAAGAAGTTCATGCAAGCCGTGGCAAATAATCCAAAGTTTGCTAAGAAAGTCGGTGTTCCTACAAACGTCGGTAAAGAATTCACAAAATCTGAGGGTGGCGAAATGAAAGAATCAAAAGCAATGATGAAGAAAGAAGTAGGCTTCATGAAAAAGAAAGGCGCTCCTACATCCATGATGAAGCACGAGATGGCCGAAGCTAAGATGGCTCGTGGCGGTGGCATCGAGAAAAAAGGCAAGACTGTTGGTGCTATGGTTAAAATGGCTCGTGGCGGCGGAATTGAAAAGAAAGGCAAGACCGTTGGCGCAATGGTTAAGATGGCAAAGGGCGGCAAAGCCTGCTAAGGAACTGACATGATCGAAGCTCCTAATTCCCCAGATACCGATACTGATACAGTATTTCTACCTAAGCGCTTGCGTGGCACAGAGGATGTTAAGACTATGCGCACACCGGGAATGGGGGCGATGTTAGGTTCGCCTCGTCCTCGCAACTTAGCGTCTATGGGTAAGATTACCCCCGGTGTCTCGCCGTATGAGACAGAGAAACCAAAGAAAATGGCAAAGGGCGGAGGCGTGTCAAGCGCGTCTAGTCGTGCTGACGGCTGCGCATTGCGTGGTAAAACCAAAGGAATGATGTTATGAAAAAAGCAAAACGATACGCTGCTGGTGGCATGACTCAGGCGGACATTGACGCAGGTCTTACGCAAGAGATGTTTGACGCAGGTATGCGTGGCGGTCGCAACGAGCGCATTAGCGATGACGACCGTATGCGTGCTCGCATGAATGCAGAGCGTGAGGGTTTCGATAGCGTTGTCGATCAATATCGCAATCGTGCAACAAACCCTGATGCGCAGGCTTTTCCTGTCGATTTAGGCGGAAGCCGCACACCAGCTCCACGACCAAGAGCAACGCCTAGTGCAGCTCCTCGTGCCCGCGCCATGCCTGTAGAGATGCCAGAAGAATCAGCTTCCGCCTCTCCCGGCGTCAATCGCTCAAGCAGAGAAGTTCCTGAGGCTCCTGCGGCTAGTGCAGCACCCCGACGTGCGCCTCCTAGCCGTGGTAGTTATGATCGCCCCGGACCAATTGGTGATCTCATAGACATCATAAGGAATAGTGCGCGACGAGGCAGTGGAAACCCAAACCCAAAAATATATCGTGGCACATCAGAAGATATTCCCGGCGCCAAAAAGGGTGGAGCAGTGAAGAAAATGGCTTCCGGTGGAAGTGTTTCTTCGGCCTCTAAGCGCGGTGATGGTATTGCTTCCCGTGGTAAAACAAAAGGACGGATGTGCTAAATGGAAAAGAAAATGACCTCGGCTGAATTAGCAGCATTTCGGCTTAATAAAGGCAAAACTACAGAAGAGTTGTTAGCTGAAGATCGGGCTAAAACAATTCAGCAGAACATTGCCAAAATACCTCCGGCAGCCTTGGAAATAAACAAAGGCCCAAATCCTCTTGAGTTTCTTTCAGAAGAAGACAAGAAAATGCGTGCGGACACGGATGCTGGTTACGAGTTTACAAAGAAACAAGATCTCAAAAAGAAAGGCGGCATGATTAAGAAGATGGCCGCAGGTGGTTCAGCCTCTAGCCGAGCCGATGGCTGTGCTGTGCGCGGCAAAACAAAGGGAATGATGAGATGATAAGTTCTCGCGGTATGGGCGATATTCTTCCCGCAAAAATGCCTAAAGGTAAGAAGAAGGCGCGTCGCGACAATACTGACTTTACCGAGTATGCTGCGGGCGGTGAGGTTGGCTTGTATGCAAATATTAATGCCAAGAAGAAACGCATTGCTACCGGCTCTGGTGAGAAAATGCGTAAGCCCGGAAGTAAAGGTGCACCTACCTTAGATGCTTTTAAACAATCGGCTAAAACAGCGAAGAAACCATGACCACATCCGGCACATACGCGTTTAATCTGGATCTAACAGAAATTTGTGAAGAGGCCTACGCTCGCGCCGGATACGAAATGCGCACAGGCTGGGACTTAAAGACCGCTCGGATCTCGTTAAATCTAATGTTTCAAGAGTGGGTGTCTCGTGGCTTGAATATGTTTACTTTTGAGCAAGGCACAATTCCTCTTATTCAAGGGCAGGCCACGTATGACTTGCCGGCTGATACAGTTGATCTCTTAGAGCACGTCATTCGCACGGGCGCAGGAAATCCCTCTACGCAGTCAGATTTAACAATCTCACGTATTAGTGTTTCTACCTATGCCACAATTCCAAACAAGCCTACACAAGGTCGACCTATTCAGGTGTGGATTGAGCGTCGCGTAGACGGCCCACGTTTTACTGTGTGGCCTGTGCCCAATCAAGGCACTCTACTAGACCCGTACTACATTTTTGCCTATTGGCGTATGCGTAGGATTCAAGACGCTGGAGACGGTTCTAATACAATGGATGTTCCCTTTCGCTTTGTCCCTTGCATGATTGCAGGTTTAGCGTATTACTTGGCCATGAAGGTTCCGGGTGGGATGGAAAGATTGCAAATACTTAAGGCTCAGTATGACGAGGCTTGGGATATTACTGCGGGCGAAGATAGAGAAAAAGCCCCTCTGCGTCTTGTAGCTAGAATTGGATATATCAGGTAAATATGCCAATAAAAAACCTTGCCGCGAGAAAAATTTACGCACACGCTCAATACCTTAAAAATAAGGAAATATTTTTAGAGCGCAGCAAATCTCGTCGGTTGCGTTTACAGGCAGAAAAAGCTTTATTGCCTAAAAAAGAAAAGACCCCGCTTCCCTGCTATGTGTGCGGAACAATTAGGGATGCAGGAAGTTTTCCGGCAAAAGGCAACAAATGCAAAGCTTGCATCAAAGCTTTTGGTCAACAATATCGCGCACAAAATGCAGAGCGTATTGCTGCTAGCAAAAAATCTTGGTGCGAGAAAAACAAAGAACGCAAAGCAAAGATGGATCGCGATTATTCCATTAACAAGCCAGAAGCACGTAGAATTGCTAGGGCAAAGTGGGATCAAAAGAATCCGGGATTAACGAGTGCTGCTAAGGCACGTAATCGTAAAGATCGAAAGAATAGAGTACCAGCATGGCTTACCGAAGACGACCATTGGATGATAGCGCAGGCTTATGAATTGGCCGAAATGCGTACCAAAATGTTTGGCTTTCCGTGGCACGTAGATCATATAATTCCATTAACAGGTAAAACCGTTTCTGGCTTGCACGTTCCGACTAATTTACAAGTTATTCCTGCCATAGAGAATCTACGCAAGAGTAATAGGTGGCAACATGGGTAATAGATTTGCATCCGGAAATCGAGCAATAGCAGAGTGTGATATTTGCGGATTCCGGTATAAACTACGTCAATTAAAAGAGTTAATTGTTAAGACTAGAAATACCAATATTAAAGCGTGTCCCGAGTGCTGGAATCCAGACCAACCACAGCTTCAGTTAGGTATGTATCCAGTTGAAGATCCGCAAGCTTTACGCAATCCAAGACCAGATTTCACGGGTTATCCTCAAAGCAGGGGTCAAGTTGTAGAGCCTCTAGCAATGACGATTACGACATTTGTAGGACGAGTTACTGTACGCACAACGTAAGGAGCCAGAGATGGACAAGAAAACAGTAAAGAAAATTGCTGACACGGAAGTGAAAGCGCACGAAAAGAAGATGCACGGCGCCAAAGGTTTTGCTAAAGGCGGCAAGACTAATTTGCAAATGAAAGAACTCGGTCGTGGTTTGGCTAAAGTTGCAAATCAAAAAGTCTCTTCGTTTAAGTACAAATCAAGCCGAGGCGCATAATGTACAGTAAAAAACTTATGGGCAAAGAAGTCGGTCAGGCTTCTGTTTATGCGGAGCCACACACCATGAAAGGCAAAAAGATTGATGCTCGTTCAGCACAAGACGCCGTATCAGGTGCGGTAGATCCTAATACTTTGTCTTCTAAGCAGACGTTGGTTAGCACTCCCGCGATGCGAGTGAGTGTTGGTGATCTTTCTGCGCCTACGAAGACTTCAGGCATTACAATGCGTGGTGCGGGTGCAGCAACTCGTGGCAAAACCTCTCGTGGACCTATGGCCTAAGGTGAAACAAAATTAACTATACAGAACTTTGCGCAAATATTCAGGACGTGGTGGAGAACTCCTTTACCACGGACCAGCTTAATATGTTTATTGAGCAGGCTGAGCAATTGATCTTCAACACTGTTCAGCTTCCTTCGTTGCGCAAGAATTCTACAGCCACTCTCACGATTAATAACAAGTATCTCTCAACCCCCGCTGATTTCTTGTCGGTGTTTTCACTGGCTGTTATTGATGGTACGGGACGTTACGAGTACTTGCTGAACAAAGACGTAAACTTTATTCGTCAAGCCTACCCCAACCCTACGGTTACGGCACTTCCTAGGTACTACGCTATCTTTGGTCCTACGACTACAAACGGTGCTCCTCCTGTTACGACTAATGAGCTAAGCCTAATTGTTGGGCCCACGCCTAATGCAGCGTATGGCGTTGAGCTCCATTATTTCTACTACCCTGAATCAATTGTTGTTACTGGGACTTCGTGGCTAGGCGATAACTTTGATTCCGCTCTATTGAACGGCGCTTTGATTCAAGCGCTTCGCTTCATTAAGGGTGAGGGCGACATGATTGCCATGTATGACAAGCTGTATCTACAGTCGATTGCGCTGCTCAAACAATTGGGTGACGGCAAGTTACGTCAAGACGCCTATCGTTCTGGCCAATACCGAGCGCAGGTAAGCTAAGATGATTACTCAAGCGATATGCAACTCATTTAAAAAAGGCTTGCTAGAAGGCAAGTTTGACTTTAGTAGCACGACTACGCAGGTTTATAAGATTGCGCTCTATACGTCTGCGGCGACTTTAAGTGCTACGACTGATGTTTATACGACCACGAATGAAGTAGTGGGTTCTGGTTACACAGCAGGCGGCGCAACGTTAACAATCTCTGTTAACCCCACAATAGACGGCTTTGTAGCGTATATAAACTTTGCCAATGTGATCCTGCCTGTTACGTCGATTACGGCGCGTGGTGCCCTTATTTACAAGGCAGATGGTGTGACAAACCCTGCCGTTGCTACCTTGCTATTCGGCGAGGACGTTACAACCAGCGGTGGAAGTTTTGAGATTGAATTTCCGCTATCTACAGCACAAACCGCCATCGTGCGTTCAGTTTAAAGGAGCTATAAATGATGATTGATAATGCCGCATCTTCGGATATTGTTGGGGCAAGTCTTACTCGTACACTAGGCGCAGATGAGAAAATCTCTGGTGGTGGCGTGTTTGCTGTGCAATGTATTGGCGCAGACGGTCAGGTTAAGTGGCAAGAGTCTTTAAAGAACCTTGTTGTGAACCAAGGCTTACAAGACATGAACACTAAGTACTTTAAAGGCGTCTCATATACAGCGACTTGGTATATCGGTCTTTACGGTGCTGCGGCGTCTAACAACCCAGTGGCAGGCGACACAGCGGCCTCTCATGGCGGGTTTACCGAAGTTGTCCCTTACAGTAATGCTACACGCCCAGCGGCTACTTTTGGTACAGCAACGACTGCTGACCCATCGGTGATTTCAAACTCCGCATCTCCTGCGGTCTTTACGATTAACGCTACGGCTACGGTCGGTGGTGCGTTCTTAATTAGCGACAACACCAAGAGTGGTACGGCTGGCGTGTTATTTTCAGCGTCTGACTTTGCTTCTCCCGGCGATCGCTCTGTAGCATCAGGTGACACAATCCAGATCTCGTATACGTTTAGCCTCGATGCAGCATAAGGAATAGATATGGCTACCAAATTTGCTAAAAACCAAGTCGTAAAGCTCGCGGCCGTCATACCTGAGGGTCCGGTCGAAGCTTTGCGTATGGACGAAGACGGAAACATTCAGTATTTAATTTCATGGGTTGATGCCAGTGGTAGCAATCAACAGCGTTGGTTTGACGAAGATCAGTTAGTGGCGGGCTAGTATGAGCGATGGCGGCTGGAGCTCTGGTACTTGGAGTCAGGCTGCATGGGGTATGTCGGTCTATGATCGGAGTGCCTCAGAATCGGCGTCTGTGAGCGATGCAGTTGCAGCAGGTGTAGCACTTAGTGCTAGTGTAAGCGAGTCTGCCCAAGTTAGTGATCTAGCGACTACAATTCTGGTGGCCGGGTTGTTTGTGTCAGAAAGCTTGGTTGTGTCAGATGTGGCATCAAGCACGGTTCAGTTTAGATCTTCGGTAAGCGAGTCTGTTGTCGGAAGCGAAGCTGTAACAGCCACGGTAGATTTTGCAGCAAGTGTGAGTGAATTCTCCACGGCTTTTGAAATAAATAGCGTGGCGCAGGCTTTTGCGTCGGTTGTCAATGAATCGGTGGTTGTAGAGGACTTTGCTCCAGAGATAGGCTCTGCGTTTTTAATCGACATGAATGAGTCTGCAACAGCAACAGACAGCAATGCCGCGTTGGTTGCCTTTGGCGCAAGTGTGGAAGAATCCGCTGCGGGGCAAGAGTCCGTGGCTGCAAAGATAGATTTTGTGGCGGCTGTAAATGAATCTATACAGGCTGCCGAGGCGTTTATAGCGCTTGCTGTGTTCCAAGCTGCCGTAGATGAAGGCGCTATTATTTCTGACCAATTAATAGGCAGACCGTTGTGGGATCAAATTAACGATTTCCAGCCTGCAAATTGGCAAGACGTGAATGACAATCAAGTGGCCAATTGGCAGAATATCAACGATAATCAAGTATCAGACTGGCAAGATGTTGCCACGACATAAGGATTAATTATGGCTACCGCGTATACCTCCCTTTTAGGCTTTGCTCTTCCAGTTACCGGGGAGCTTAACGGAACATGGGGTGATGTTGTTAACAACAGCATTACCTCGTTGGTAGAGTCTTCTATTGCGGGTTCTGCTACGGCTTCGGTTGCTTCAGGCGACTGGACTTTAACGACCACTGGATCTGGTGTAGCCAACCAAGCGCGAGCTGCCATCCTTATTCCTACCGGTGCTCCGGGTGTCTCACGCAACATCATCGCCCCATCGTCTAGTAAAGCTTTTATTGTCGTCAACCAGTCTAATGCTGCTGTAGTTTTGAAAGGGTCAGCAACAACTGGCGCAACCATTGCAGCCGGAACAAATGCTCTGGTCGCATGGAATGGTGCAGACTTTGCTTTAATAGCGCAGAATATTGAGAATATTACCGGCACGCTTCCAGTTACTAAAGGCGGCACTGGGTTAACGAGCGTTACAACAAATCGTGTTTTATATGGCAACGGAACTAGCGCTCTAAATACCTCTGCAAACTTAACCTTTGATGGTACAAGTTTGGCTGTATCGTCCGTTGATATAAATGGCGGTACGATTGACGGCACGGCAGTCGGCGCCTCAACGCCATCTACGGGCGCATTTACAAACTTTACAGGCTCTGGCACGGCGTCATTTACTTCTACCGGCGCACTAAAGATCCCTGTAGGAACATTGGCACAACGTCCAACTCCTGTAACAGGTATGCTGCGCTTTAACGATGATAGCGACGAGTTCGAAGGTTACAACGGCACAGCTTGGGCAAGTGTGGGCGGCTCGGCTATTACAAACGATACAGCAACGGCGACTGATGTTTACCCTCTTTTTGCTGATGCCACTTCTGGCAC